ATAAACCTGGTATTGCAACTAGAGCATCTGTACCACTACTTCCTCCTCTACTTGTAGTGTCAGTTTTTACTGTTTGTACAACTTGAAGTATTTTACCGCCAACAGCCGCAGCAAACTCAAGTTCTGCATTTGTTGAGCTATGGTTTGCACTTGCTACTTTTAAAACCTGACCAGCCGAACCTGTTGTTGATGGTAATTTTAAAGTAATGTCAGAGCTAGGATTAGCTGCTGGACTATTTAAAATAGTGCCATTTCCAGAGGTGTGTTTTAGTTTAATTGCTCCCATAATTAACTTGGTTTAGGGTTATCGGTTTTTACCTTTTCACAGGCTGCGTAGTATGCTGTCAGTTTACTAGAATCACCCTTACTATTCCAGTACATTGCATCTGCAAAGTCTCCCAAACTTGGATATAAAGGTTGTCTAACAGATTGGTATGCTGTTTTTGCATATTCTTCATCTAGCTCGGTTCTGGCTTTTGTCACAAGACTAGCATCTAAAGAAACTGACTTGCCATCTTTATCAAACGCACCAGCAGAATCATCAATAGAAACAACTGTCGGATGACTTTTGTAAATAGCTTCGTGATCTAAAGACATTATGCTGCTATCTCCATTGCTGTTATTGAACTTGCAGTTCTACCACTAAAATCATAATCACCATCACCACCAGCCCTATTAAAAGTAAGATGATTAGAATCTTGTGTTTTGCATTGCAGCTTATAAGTAGTTGCAGAGGTGGTATTCGGGGTATCTAAAAAGCATATTTGTGAACTTTTCATGTCTACGCTGTCACCACTAGCACCTATGAGTGAATTAAATGTTGAAGCTCTTGATCTATTACTACTTGCATCACCTAAATATATTTGAGTTGAACCTCTTAAAAGAGTATATAAACTCCATCTGTTTGATTGTGTGTGAGAGTGACAATAACTTACAAGAACTAAAACTTTACTAGTAGTTGCAGATGGTGTAATTGATACACTCATGCCAGTAATATCTACCAGTGACGTAGAGTTAGTAGTAAATACGTCTGTCTTAACTGTTTGTTGAACTTGCAGAATTTTACCACCAACACCACTTGCGAGATCATCAGCAGTAATTGAACCATTTACAATATTTGCTGAATTTATCTGTAATCCAGTAATTGTATCGTTCGAGCCGTCTAGTACTAAAGCCATTATGGAATCGTTACAACTGAAGGACTATTTATTGTTAGTGTAGCACCAGACGCAATAGTGAGAGGGCCAGCAACTAAAGCGTTATGATTTGTAGAAATTGCATAACTTGTGTTCATTTCATTTTCAGATTCAAAGAAAATTTGCTCACCTCCTCCACCAGTTCCACCACCGCCACCAGCATCTGCATATTCAAGCTGACCAACTGCTGTTGCACCAGAACCAGAAATACTTTTAACTTTTAAAACTTTATCAGCAGCAATTTGGTTATCTGGCAAAATCAAAGTATAAGATTGACCAGCACTATGAGCAGGCGATTTGATTTTTACACCATGACTGTTTTGATTACAGTTAAGCTGTAAAGTTCCATCATTAGTTGCACCTTTGATTTCAAATAATCCTGTTCCGTTTGGAGTTACTTTTATATTTCCGTTTGTGGTAGAAGTATTTATTTCATTTGCTTGTACATCTAAATTACCACCAAGTTGCGGTGATGTATCATCAACCACGTTTGATATACCACTGGCACCACTTAATGAACCCCAAGCACCATTGTTATAGCCTTCAAACTGGTTTGTTTGGCTATTATGACGAATCATACCCACTGCTGGGCTGCCATCTCTCTGAGCCGTTGTTCCAGAGGGTAAAGTTATCGAAGATGTAATATTAAAAGTTGCTCTGGCTGTAAATGTATTTTCTGTTGATAAAGAAGCATGACCGAAGTTTGCAAGACTTACATCACCTAAAGAAATAAACGCATTGTTGGCAGCGTTTCTAATTTTTAAGGTATTACCATCAATGTGTTGCGTATAAGCTGCAACACCGATTGACGGATCGCCAGAGCCTTGATTAGTTGTGCTTAATGCAGCAATTATTTGATTTAATTTTGTTCTTACAACAAGTCCAGTTCCGTTATCAACTGTAAAACCAGAACCACCAGTATTATCGACTCTTGCCATTTAAAAAACAGTAATTGTTTTTAGTATATCCGTTTTATCCACCTTTACCAAACCCAACAGCAGTAAAATTAAAATTTCTATTGACTGAAGCACCAGAACTGTTTTTGAATTGTACTTTGAATGATGAAGCGGTGATGTCTGATAAGTTGAAAAAATCACCAGCCTGTAGATCATTTGCTGTGATACCTATAGAGGGAAGCTGACTGTTTGCACCCAATAAAGAACTTGTACCAACAAAGAAAGGAGAATCAAAAGTAACTGTGGTCAAACCACTTGATGTTTGTGTGCCTGATTCTGTTCTTCTTTGTAAAGTTGCTGTATAACCTAATTCTGTGACTTGTATTGTTTGGGCTGAATCATTTGAAGTTAAAGTAGTTCTAAACTTAAATCCTCTACCTTTATATGTTCCGTTCGCAAAAGTTTGAAATCCAGCATAAGTAGCAGAACCAGAACTTGGGTCATCCTGGGTTACATTTACTTCCAAAATAGCGTTGACATCTACACTGTCTGTACCATCGAAATCTTGCAAGCTATCAATCAAACCTCTACTATCCAGTAAATCATTTGGAAATATAGCTTGAGATTTCATATGCCTTTTAAGATCTAACGCAAATACACCTCCTAAATCTAGGAATGTACCTCCAGCACTACCACCAAATTCGTAAGTACCAGAGGGAGCTACACCTCCAACAAAGTCAATACTTGTTTCATTGTCAAAATTAGTAATAGTATCAAATAAACCAACACCAGCTAAAGTTAATGAATTAGAAGCACTATCAAAAGCTGTATTTACTTTTGTTCCTTGAAATTTCGGGTTATCGTTATCTTCTCTCCTTGTCTGTGCTATTAAAGCTGGTAATGCGTCAGGTGGATCAATAACTACAGATGTTTCTCCAGTACTAAAACGACCACCATCGTCTTGGGATCTTAAAATTACTTCACCAGCTAAAATTGGAATTTCGACAGAACTTGTGTTACCAGCAACCGCAGTTACAAGGTCAGTTGCATTTGAAAAAGTACCATTTCCTGTGGTGTCTGGTGTATGTCTGATGAAAATTTTTCCGCCTGCGATAACGTCACTTTCTGTAGGTGGATTCCATCTAAGCCTTGCAAGTTTATCTGTTAATGGTTCATAGGTAAGACCTGTGATGTTTGCTGGTGGGGCAGTTTTACCAACAGCTTCAAATGTTAATTCTGCTGGGGTTCTTGATGGTTGACCTAGTGCATTGAAACTAAATACTCTAAATTCATAAGTACCAACATCAGTGTTAAATATTTCAACATTACTTGATGGACTTTCTATAGTTTTAAAATCACCATTGTTAGCTCTGTACTGGACTTGATATTTTGATACACCAGCTTGCGGTATCCAATCAAGGATTATTTTCGGAACAGCAGTACCATTAATGATTACAATTTTTTCTGATGCTGATAATCCCTCTGGTGGATCTTTTACTTCAGTAAGCGTTGTTATATTTCTTGTAGGTAAAGCTGTGCCATCTTCAACAAAGGCATATTTACCAGAATCATGAGACAAAGCTGTTATGGCAAAAGTCTTATCCTCATTTTCTTTGACGCTCACAACTCTCCATGTAGTTGTCTCTAAACTTGAAGTTTCTAAGATGAATGGTGCGTGTTGATTTGGTGCAGCACTAAAAGCAGAGGAAACAGTTATTGTTGTGCCTGATATGTTACTTATTGTTTTTTGCTCAAGTGAGCCGTCAGGCAAAATTACAGAAATCGTAGGACTAGCCCCAAGACTTGGAATATCTGTATTAGCTGAGTCATCTAAAACTACTGTTGTTGTATTAGTAACACTTTTTAAAAGACCTCCACGCCTTACGCCAGCTTTTAGGCTGTCAGATATTTCTATAACATCACCACATCGTACCAATGCCCCAGCAGCAACAGTTGTTGAAAATGTACAAGTCTCGCCTGAATTTTGCTCATTGTATAAAAACCAACGACCTAATCTTCTTGCCTGGTTACGGCTTGTTGTGGCAAATGCTTTGATATTTTTTACAACAACGCCATATTTTGTTTGAGTCGCAGTATCAGCCTCAACAGTTTCAACATCTACTTCTTGAGTAACCATGTCAAAATAACTTACATTTATTACTGTGTGTCTTGTTTTTAAACTTGAACCAGTGTAAACAAACTGCCCCTCAACGACATTAGCGTTGGTAAAAATATATGAAGCCGACTTTGGTGCATCTTGAGATATAGCAATACCACCAGCAGAATAAAAAGGCATCACTCTCATTACAGAGCAAAGAGAATTTATCAATGTGTATGCCTCTTGCTGCTGTGTGATATTTACTGAGCAAGCAAACCTTGGCTCCGTAGAACCATCGCCATTACCAGCATCAACTGAAGCTCCACAGTATTCACTAACTGTTTTAAAGCTAAATTTATCAAGGTTTGATTCTGGGATACCACAGCCAGCCCTTGTATCTATTAGTAAGTCGTAAAGTATCCAGGCTGGATCAGTTGTCCACTCTTTATCTGTTTTGAAAGTTCCGTTAAAAGTACCAGCGTATGAAATTGCACCTGTCTGCAAGTTAACAGTGGCGTTGTGCGGTATCTTGATCTTGCGACCTCTGATACGGAACACCCTTTTGGGGATTCTTGGGAACTGTTCAGCATTAAACCTCAGTGCAACATGAGCAGTATTTGGATAAGCATTTTGTTCAAAAATTATGTTAGTTGCTTGATTAAATTGAAAAGCGTTTACTAGTCTTGAATCTGAACTATCAGCCGTAACTCTTTCAACTCTGACAGCAACAGGGAAAGAAGTTGTTGAGCTAAATTTAATTAAATAATCTCTAAAATATGCGTTTGTTGATCTTCCTTCAACAGTATCGTCAATTACAGTGGTTGTTGTTCCGTCATTTTCAATAGTTTTTATCAATATATTTACTGAGACTCCATTTATATCTCCATTATCCTCAAACTTTTGCATTGTAGGAAATCTTAAAGTGACTCTGACAGCATTAATGTTTGATTGACTAACAGTATGTGTTACTGGAGTAGAAGTTGTTACAGTTGTACCAATAACAGTCTCTGTTTCAATGTTTGAAATACCTTCAATAAATGTTTGATCAGCAGTCCCAAGTCTAAAGTCAAAACCTACATCTTTGAAATTAAAATCACTGTCTTGTGGTGCTGTATTACTTGCGGCCTCTTGTAAAACCTGAGTTCCATTTAAAAAAATATCTTTTTTAAAAGCGTTGAAGTATGCAGTTGAGGTCTTATCTGTGATACCAGCCTTTGATGCTGTTGCTGATCCCTCCAGTTCTCCCTCTCCCACGATCTCCACGACTGTATTAAATTGCTTAGAAGATAATGCACCACTGGGGAGATCAGGGTTGTTAAATACCGTGGTCTGGTCAAATTCTTGTATAGCCATTAATTGTTACCCTCCACCTGTACAGTATCAACACCATTTGAAACTACAATAGATCCAACCAAAATTTCACCATATACTAAATTAACAGGAACTCCAGCCCTCGAAATATTTGTCAGCCCTGTAAAAGAATAGTTTGAAGCTAACGCTGACGGGTCTAGACTATCTTCTCCTGATGGTGAAAGGTTGTTTTGTGGAGGGGCAAGCATACTTGTAACTCCATCAACGACCATACTTGTTCCAATGCTCGTTAAAGCACTTACAGCTAGTGTTGCTAAAAGCTCACTTCCTAAAATAGTTGCAGGCAATGCTGACGCACCAAACAATGCACCAGCACCAAGTAAAATCTGAAAAAAATTACCATGAACTAAAGGAATAATTCTTATATCCTCTTTAGTGTGTAAATTTAACAAATCTTCTGTAATTACTTTTTGTCCACATTGAATTGTGTAATGTTGTCTTGCCATGTGTTCCTCTACACCTAAAAAATTACATTTCAAAAAACTTATTGCTTCTCTTGGGGTATTTAGATCAACTTCAAATTCAGATTGACCTAAAAATTTTCTTAAAGTACCGTAAACTTTTATTTTTTTAAGCATCTATTTCATCAGGTCTGATTACTGCTATTTTATCTGATTTTGGAGAAACGAGGTAAAAAGTTAGATCAATAGCCTTACAACTATACTTATCAGATTCAGAAAACTCTAAAATGTCTTGAGGGTGACTATGAACAATTCCGATAATTTCATCAACAGTATCTTCAATATCCGCCCAATCTAAAGGGTCTATTACAAAAGATTCAGCTTTAAATTCTTTCGATATATTTTTACAAGGATAATATTTCTCTATATTATTTTTTACACCTATTATTCCACATGATTCCTCTGGTTCACATTTTTTTGCGTGGTCAAGCGCATCTTGTTTCCAACAATAATCCATCATGTATTTATAAATGTGCCAACACCAGCAAAATCTTTTCTTGTTACTTGTCTTTTTGGTAATTTTAAATTTGCTTGATCTAATGCACCCACCAGTTCAAATTGCACTATCTGTCTTGTCTCTGATGTTTTTCTATCAATAAAAAATATCTCTTGAGGTAACTCATTTGATGATGGTGTTCCAAATGGATTGTTATTACCAGGAAAGTTTGCTGCGTCTAGCTCACTAGCATGAGTTGTTATTCTGGTTAACTTTGCATCTGCCAAATCATTATGTGGAGTTGTTAAGTTTACAATTATTAATAAGTCAGTCATCGTTATAACTGAGCCACTTCTAGTGATTCCACCTAAGTTTGCAATTGTTAACGTGGGTCTTGGAACTTGACCTCTACCTGTAAACTCAGCACCCTCAAACGAAACTGGAACTCTTTGATATGAATTACCTTGCCATACTATTTCTGCATTAGAGTTCATGTTTGAACCAGCATGAAATCTGTAAACTGTAGGAACATTTGATGGGTTTCCTGTGGCATAATGCAAACCCTCTACAAGTTCAAGAACAAACAATTCAATTCTTGCACTAGGGTTAAGTTTTTGTAGTTCAGATACTGGTATTGCCATTATGGTTCTGCGACTTGTTCAAAAGTTAAATTCATAGTAACCCTATTACTTAAAATTGCAGTTCTACTTCTTCTTGTACAAATAAATTTTAATGCTGAAGAGTGATGCGGTGGTGTGAAATCAAAGTTTTCCTGATCATCAAATCTGGCATCTAAAAAAGTGTCTATCGTATCAGCATCTGTAGTTGAAACATTAAAAGTTAAATTCAAAGTAATTAATCTTTTATTTGCTGGCAACCCTTGAACTAGTCTTTGTTCATAGCCATCACCTAATTTGATTCTTAAACTATCTTGTTTGACAGTTTCCTGTGTTGAATATTGTGGGCTAATGCTTGGAAAAGTTGCCATTATGCTAATAATCCTCCAGCACGTTTTTGTTTGATAATTTCTGCTTGTATTGCAACTGCAATTTGCTGTCCTAACTCATTACCTCCTGTTGATGAGCCACTTACAGCACTACCTGAGGCATCCACTGAAACATTGATGATGTTTGTAACACTGTCACCACCACCACCAAGTTTACTGTTAGGAATAATAGTTCCAGCAGAGTTGGGAACGAAAAGTTCTGGGCCTTTTTCACCAACAATTGAAGCCTTGCCAACAGGTGGTCTGCCACCGTTCGCAAAACCAATAGCACCACCACTTAATAAACCTGATTGAAAAGGTATGAGTCCTTTATCCGTGGTGCCTTTAAAAAGACCTCCAAGTCCTCCTCCTCCTTTTCCACCAAATATTCCACCGAGTGCCTTACCGAAGAAATTACCAATTCCAGAAACCGCACGTTGCATTGCAAGTTCTACAAGCTGCCTTTTAAGATTATTCAATACACCAGTTGCTGCTTCAGCTAATGATTTAGTTCCCATAACAGCATCAGTCAGTCCAGAAACAATACCTGATTCTATACCTTGCCCTATTTCCATAAATTTATCTTTTAACTCGTCTGCTTCAGTCTTTACATTAAATAATGAATCAGCAATATTATCTGATCCAAAACTAATCTCATTCATAAGAAAACTTGTTTCTCCTAAACTTGTATTAAATAAATCTGATATTGCAATATTACTTTCTATAGCTGTTGTTGTTGAATTTGTTTTATTCTCTAGGTTTGTGATTGGTTGCTCTGTTTTCTTTAGGTTTTTATTTAATTTATTGGCACTGTTTGATGACTCATTTAAATTTTCAGTAATTTTTTCTGTTTTTTCTTCTTTTTGGTTAAGGAACTCAAGTTCTTTTACTTCTAATGCCTCTTTTATTTTTCTTGCTTTTATTTCTTCAAATATCTCTTTTTCTCTTTTGCTTTCTTTTGAAAAAGGCAAAATAAATCTTTTACCTGTTTCTTGCTTAACTTGCTCTCTAGCTTCTCCTCTTGATTCCATAGCGATGTTGGCCATATTTAATCTGCCGACTTTGTTTGCCTGACCAACCCTTTCAACAAGTTTTGTAATTTGTCCAACCGCACTTATTGCAAGATTAAGAACAGTTTTTATTTCATCTCCAAGCTCATCACCAACAGTCCTTGCGAGAGTTTCTATAGTATCAACCAATGTGCTTAATCTTCCATTCAACGTGTCAGCCTGGGCTGTAGCACCACCAAAAAAAGCACCCCCTTCATTTGTAAGATTTAAAAATGCTTGATTGACAAGATCAGCACCAATTTTTCCTTTACGCATTGCAGATTCAAATTCCTCGCCTTGCAATCCTGTTATCCGTTTTAGTTCTGTTGTTATATCAACTCCTCTTTCTAATAACTGTAAATTTTCCTCTTGTTGTAATTTACCTTTAGCTCTAATCTGTCCAAAGGCAGTGGCGATACCAGACAAATCTGCTCCTGTTGCACCAGCAATATCAGAAAGTCTTTTTACACTGTCAGCAAGTTCATCTGTTTCAAAACCAAAAGCTTTTAATCTTTTTGACTGTTCAATTAGTTCGCTACTTGTAAATGGAGTAACAGAACCAAAGTCCTGTAATTCTTTAATAATTTTATTTGTTTTTTCTAATGAACCTGTTAATACTTCTAAACTTTTTCTTTGTGTTTCTAGTTCTGCTGTTTTAACAAAAACAAACTTTGCTGTCTGTATAACAGCAAAAGCAGCAGCTAATTTTTTTAAAGTACCAACTAAAGTATTGACATTTGATGATGCTTTTTTACCAGAATTACCAAATTTATCAAAAGACTTCTTACCTTCATCTAATCTATTTTTTAATTTATTTGTATTTTGACTTAAAGTTTTGGTTTGTTCATTAACCCTTTTTAAAGGATTGATGGCATTTTGTGCATCAACTATTAATCTGACTGTTGACTGTGCCACAAATAAAAATAACCTTTATTATATATTACCTTGATTTGGCTTTTTGTCGTTGCATTTCTTTTTGCTCTCTTTCAATCTTGACTTGATAGTAAGCAGCCCAATAGATCAACTCTTCTTGAGTAATCAAGGTTCTTAGTTCGTATAATGTTTTACCAAGTTCTGTTGCTAGGAAAAATTCAAAGTTTAACCAATTATCCCCTTTTATTCGTTTTTTGCTTTTGAGATATCAACCTCAATATCCATCATAAATATTTCAATATCATTCAAAACTTTCTCAGGGATTTGTCTTTGAAGCATAGGTGCATCTGACATATCAAAAGCTGGAGTGCCATCTTCTTTTTGTGCTACTTTACATAAAAGCTGTGTTGAGATAGTCAAAGCCTCATCTGTGCCAGCCAGTTGTTGAGCTTTCTGTCTATCAAATCTTGTTATGGGTGGAAAATATAAAGTTGCTAAAATTTTGCCTGATGAATCTTTAAGATCATATTTGCGCCTGGCAGTCATCTCATCTTTGAATCCACCAATGATAAGGTCTGCTGTTCTTTGAGTTGTCATAAGTTGGGGTTGATAACTTTAATAATTAGATAGCTGAAGTAATAGTACCACTTGGCTTGAATGTGATGCTGATAGTGTTTACATCACCTAAAGCTGAACTTTGCTCAAAACTTGTTATAAGTCCACTAAAACTAATTTTTGCAGAACCACTGGCACTATCAGGGAAAAGTTCAAAAGCTGCTGTTCCAGCGTCACCTGTGGTCAATACACCATCAACAAAAGTTGCAGTTTCACCAGAGGCAGCGTTGTCATAAACTAACTCAGCAGATCCTTCACCTTCAATAAGACCACCGATAAATTTTTTAAATGTGTCACCTTGAACAGTTGTTTCTTGGGTATCTTTAGTAATAGACATAGACCAAGATCTTGTGCCTAATACTGGGTTAACTGATGATCCACCATCATCAAACTTAACCTGTCCAACATCGCCTTTTACAGCAGCCATAACAATAAAAAGAAAGATTTATAAATATATTAACTCTTTTCTGACTTTTTTACAGCCTTTTTTGCTGCTTGTTGTTTTTCCATATATCTTCTACATTGATTATCCCAATACTGAGGCTCTCTTCTTCCCTTAACGGCTTCGATAACATCAAGCATTTCTTCTGTAATTTCAATCATTAAAGATCCTCGTAAATATTAAATGTAATTCTTATTTGTGTTTGAAACTTACCTTCTGGACTTGATGTAAGTATTTCAGGCCCAACTGGAGAATCAAAAATTACATTGGAAACTGTGACCCTATTGTATAAGTCTCTTAATCTTTTGCCAATCGTGTAGTTTGACCCTGCCCCAATCCCTTCTTCTGTAAAAATATTTAAAACTACAAGGCCAACAATGTTATTGAAAGCATTTGTTGTATCTCCTTGAGTCAAATATTGATTAGCTCCAAAACTTGTTAAACATTGAACAAAAGTGTCCTCTGTTGTGGAATCAAATGCCATGTTGTTAAATACAACAGGTATTGCTGGACTTGAAGCAAGTTCTGTTGCCAATCTTGCCTCAATTGTGGATCTGACTGTGTTTAAATCAATAGCTGCCATTATGCTTTCCTAAATTCATTTGCAATGTATTGTTCCAGTTGTTTTGCAATCAACTCTGGATAACCTTTAATTGTATTTTGACGAGTTCTATAAATTCCACCCCAACTTGGAGGCAAGTTAGTTCCATAAGCAACAGGCTCTGCATATTCAATATTCGTGGAAACAATACCAATATAAGGTTTGACTTCACTTTGCCAAGAATTTCTCAAAGTTCCACCAACTCCAGATTCGCCTTCTCTTGGTTCAAAAACAGGAGTAAATTCAATAATATCTTTTTCTGCTTTGAAAGTTGCTTTCCTTACAACCTTTTGTACTTTTTCACCGAAATGATCTCCAATGTCAGTTAAATTTATTTCTCTAGCCATAGTTACCTCAAGATAAGATCAAAACTTATTGGTGTATTATTTTGTTCATTTGTCACAACTTGAATGATTTTAAATTCAACACTGCTTATAACAACCCTGTCTTTTGTAGTTGGTACAAAGGTCAAATCCCCTGCTGATATTGTCAGCCTTTTGTCCTGGGATTCAATCAGATCATTTACCTCAGATCTGTTTACATTTGTTAACGCACCTTTGACGGTAGTATCAGATGTGGATTCTGAAATAGCTCCAGTGGTCGTGTTATAACTGCCAGCAGTTACCTGTCTGATAGTCACATCACCTCCAAGTTTGCTTAGAG